GTGTTTCCGTTATTTCACCAAAATACTTCAATGCAAAATTTCTGTGTCCCTCGTTATAAAAAGTTTTCGAATTGCCTGTAAATGTAGTAGTGAATACAAATCCCTCACGAAAAAATCTCTTAAAAAACCTTATTCCCTGCGGTGTTTCTAAGATAAATTTTAGATCATTTTTATTTTGCTCAAGCTCTAATCTTAACTCTTCCGCCCTGTCTTTAAGTTCTTGTTCGTCACTAGTCATAATTATTAACCTGGATTATAATACGCTACAATGCCTGTTGCATCTGTACCTGTTGCATACACCCTGGACACTTGTAGTGGCAATACTCCGACAGGCACTACCGGAAAAGTAACTGTGTCGCCATTAGCAGTGTCAACCTTTAATGTTCCCGATACACTAATATGAAGAGAAGCTGTATACTTTAAAGACTCTCCCCCTATTATTACCGCCGCTAAATCGTTTGTATCATGCGGTGTTACCGCTACAGCCGTAGCAGCTGGATTTGTTAAATGTGTTCCCATAGTTTTCATTCTCCTAACATAATTATTAATTCTTCTATATTTTTAGAGTCGAGTTCTTCCTGTTTTATAAAGTTGGCCTCTATAAGATCTTCTTTAAAAGTGACTGTAGCTTCATAGAAAGCCTCAAAATCTAATTTGGTGAGAGATACACCTTTAGCTACTTTTTTAGGGTAGGTAATTTTATCTTTTTTTGAACTTCCACCCAGTAAATTAAGCTGTGTATTAACTGTTATTGGTATCTTTTTACCATTTATTTCAATACCTTCAATAACTTTTTGATCCATCTCTGCATCATATCTTGAACATAAATCAGATATAACAAGGTCTTTTTTATCAGGATTGCCTATATATGCTCCATCTACATACACCTGATATCTTGGATAAACTGCCACATCCTTAGTGTACAAAGAGCTCACATATCCAGGAGCTTCTATCTTTTTACTTTTTGTAGGATCTGTTTTTAGATATATCCTCACACCTCGATCATCTGGTAATGTAGTCAAACTACCATTTACTATGTCAACTACACAAACTCTACCTGATACGACAACCGTAGGAACTATATTAGTCTTATCGTGCGATATCTCTTTAGATGCTTGTCGTCTATCCCCAGTATAAAAATACTTGCTGCCTGACATTAGTTTAATTTTGTAAAAATATTTCTGCATAAACTTTCTCCTTTTATTTAAAATTAGGCTCTGCCGGTTAATACCTCAAGAGCATTGTTTTCACCTAGCTTCGAGTCTGATAATTGTTTAGCTGCTTGTGGTGCTGCTGCCATCATTTGTTGCTGTTGAGCTTGTTGAGCTGCTTCTGCTTTTGCTGCTCTTATCTTTTTTACTTCAGTATCAGATCGTATTAAAGTAGGTGGAACTCCCACAGTTTTAGCATATTCATCTACTGCTTGGTCAAAATCAAATTTATCCAAAACGTTAGGATCTGCTCCTGCGAGATTACCAACAAAAGCTGCTGTTTGTTCTATAGCGGATAAACCTGTTACCTTTTGAGCCTGTGCCAATAAAGATATATATTCAATATTAAACTCAGTCCCTTGGATAACTTCGGGAGGTTCAGGAATTAATCCCATTGATAGCATAATATTATATGTTCTTTCAATGACTATATTCAGCATTTCTGTTCCTGTTCTGTCTACAACATTACCTAAAATGAGTAATTTTTCTTGTGTTCGCTGTGCTACCTCCGTAGCGGTCATCGTTTTATTTTGATCTAAAATAGCAAGAAATAAATTGTTAAAGAAATAGTTTTTGATTCTAGTTTCGACTCTATCAATTTCAAAAGCCATATTTTGTAAGTCAGGCTTTACATTATAAACAGGAGTGAAAGTTTGACCTCCTTGTGCAGGATCTAAATAATTGACACCGCCGGATATAATAGTTGCACCCGTTCTCTTCATTGAAGTGGGAGCATTCATGGGAGGGTCAACCATTTTATCAAGGGCTTTTAATTTTTTCTCTTCCATCTTTTGGAGCATCATGACATCAGCTAGTGCTAGCATGCCAGGGCTTATTCCATACGTATCAGTGCCGTTTACGTCCCAACGTGGTGCAACAAATGGTTTTGTCCTATATCCTGATTCTCTTAGCAATTTCCCATCTTCAGAACTAAGTTCAAAATATATGGATTTATACTCGTTTTCATCTCTATCATTAATTTTTGCGTTTGGTTTAATGCAATGAACAACCGTATACAAATCTTCAATATTATTGTTTTTTATTGAAGTTTTAACGGCATCCGATAAATTTTCTTCTCCAAACTTCGCTAAAAGTTGTTTTGCCGTCATCTTAAATTCTCTATAAATAGTATCAGGAATATACTTATCATTCAGCGATAAATAATATTCGCCAGTAGTAAAAGGCCTGAGTCTAATAACTGTGTCGGTATCTTCTTCAATAAGCATTGCAGCCGTGCCAAACAAACCGAGATCGCGATATATGCTGTGTACTGAGCCATAGAAGTTAGACTTAGCAAAAACTGACATCATTAACTGCCGCACAGTATGCAACCATTCACGGACACCTTCTTCTTCTAAAAGTTGCTCATCTTGAATAGATAACAGAAACCACGGTCTGCTTGGATTAGTTAAGCCACCTTGCATGCCTGATGCTAAAGTGGTGTGTGCTTTCCCTGCAACACCATTTAGTATTTTTCTTCCTTTCTTTTTCCCATCCTTTGTAGGATCTGCAACACCATTTAGATATTTTTCTTTATATGGAAGCATATATTCAGCCATCTCTTGCCAATGAGTACGCCATTGCTCCTGCTCATTTTTTAAACTTTTAAGATGTTGCAAACATTCGTTTTTAATATCATCAGCCATGACTTACTGTCCTAATAATGTTTTTTGTTGTATGTTGGCTTTTTCTTCCATACCCAGTGGATTAGTTAAAATTGTACTCTGTTGTCCTGCCCTGCCTAATGTTTTCTTTTTCTGTTTAATCCCCTGTTTTGAGGCGAAGTCAGCTCGAGTAGGAGGAGGAGGTGGGGGTGGGGGTACTTTTGGGGATGATGGTGAACTGCACATATATTTACCTTATTTCATTTAAAATTCAATATTTAACATTAAATTTTAGCGTTAAAATAATTAATATAAATCGTAGTCCGTTATTGCGGTAGAGGTGTTATTGTTGTTGAATATATAGGCATCATCATCGGGAAACTCTGCTAATAATTTTGTATCTGTGATTCTGGCCATTGCGTCCAAAATATCATCATGTACGGCAACAGGGAAGGCAGAGAATTCGGTTTTGACAAAGATATTAATTAAATCTTTTACTTTGTCCTCGTAATCTATATATAATAATTTATTGGGCAATAAAAATCTAGCCCCTTCAAAAATTGGTACTAATTTTCTTATCCTATCCTCTTTTGACATACTCCCACCCAAAGGTATAATATTGAATCTATAGTTTTTTTGCTCCATTACATATTCGATATGCTCTATATCAGAGTCTTTACCGTATTTTTCGTATCCCACAGCGATAGGCTTATATTTCCGATGAAACTCCATTATTTTTTTTGTTCGTTCAGTAAGATTAAGTCTATCTCTTATACCATCGACTAAATAATAATTATTATCAGGAGCTAGAGCTATAACCAATATAACAGTATAATCATTCTCTTTCTTTTTAGCCCCTGCTGGATCACATAATATATATATATTCCAACCATTCAAGCTTTTAATTTCGTCATAATACATCAACCATTCTTTATTAAATCCCATAGCTGAGTCTGCTGTTGGATCTTGTAACATTTGTGCTGCATAAATATAAGGTCCCATCTCACGCCTTTTAACATCTAACTTTGCTCTTGTTAAAAAAACAGGATTACCGTTATTTTTGCCATTATCAGTAGCAGCGTAGATTCTTGGCGTTGCCGCTTCTCTTTCCATAATAATTTTATAAGTATCGTTAAGGTGGTATCTAGTACCTATATATCTTCTGTTACCACCATCAGCTCCTAAATTAAGAGATAAAGCCCAGGCATCTGTAACTTTATTTATTTGGTCAGTTGTTGTGACGGATTCCCTTGTTACAACATCATCATACACGAGTAGGCTAAAATGTTTTGAAGTAGGTTGACCATCCACTAAACCATAAGCATCAACAGTACTTTCCTT